AGCCGGGGTGAGCTCGATCGTGTCTGAGTAGGACTTGACCTGGATCGTGTACTGTCCCTCACTGACTGATGTGATCGGGCGGCCTTCATGTTCACCGGTCTCCTGGAGGAGCCGGACGGGCCGCTCGAATGCAACCAGCGGGACCTGCTTGAAGTCGTTGACGCTGACCTGCTTGGTCCACAGCGGGTATGAGACCGGATAGCGGGCGTGCTGGTCGAGCAGCTGGGCGTTCATGTCGGCCGTCAGGAGATACGAGAAGTCAGAGGTCCCGATGGCTTCTGCAAGCCGGTTGAGAGACTGCGGGCCTTCCACGGTCCTGAGGAGTTTCCAGACTTCTGCCCTGCGCTTGAGGCCGTCCACAGACTCAAGGTACTCCTTGGTCATCCGCTGGCCGCTGCCGAATACTTCTGCGAATTTCGTCATGATGATCACGCCACCCTGACTGCTGATACAATCACAAGTGCTGCCGGCTGAGTTGCCCCACTGGCGCCGGTTACCCGGAGTTTTCCGCCCGCGGCGATGGTGTAGTAAGCATCGTCGATTGATGCCGCCCGGACAATGGCCTTGTCGGATCCGCTGGCTGCCATTGCATCGGTGATCGCGTTGGCCGTGTTCTTGACCTGGAGCGTTGCTGATTCGACACCCGCACCACGGAGAATGAGATAGGCGTCAAGGACCCGGATCTTGTGGGTGACGGTGACATCAGTATCCGCGTTTGCCCCCGCTGTGATGGGGATCATGAAGATCTCTGCAATGCCGCCGATCACGTCGGATTCGGCAGTGACCTTGCAGATCGTGCCATCCATGGTGGCGGGTGAGACTTTTGCAAGGGTGACTGAACTTGCGGCCAGCTGAGTGGTTCCGACTGAGCCGGCACCGAGAACGCCGCCGGCGTATGCGTCCTTGATGACTTCGATGGTTGCGGTCAGGCCGGCGCCAATGGCTGCATTGGCCCACCCGAAGAACACCCCCGTTGAGAGATTCGAGAGAACGACAGGAGTTGCCTTGGATGCAAACAGCGGATCCCCTTTGGCAATGCCGCCGCCAACGCTGTCCGTGACGGACTGGGTGCCGATCCACGGACCGAGCCGGACAACGGTCTCTCCGGTTGTGGTATCTTCATCGCCTTCAGCAATACCGCAGAGATCATTATAGATCACAACGCCCCCTGCTGCCGGGGTTGTCGGGTATGTACAGACGATCCGGAGGTTGTCCGGGCTGTGTGTTTCGTTCAGCATGTCTTATGCCTCCTTGATGATTCCGGCAAGCCGGTTGGCTTCCTCGCGGGACTTGCCGCACTCCATCAGGGAATCGCGGTACTCTTCGCGGGCTTTCTTGTTCTCCACTTCATCAGACCCTCCGGGCGAGCCGTTATCGTGGATCCCGCCACGTCCGGACTCTTTCAGGATCTGGGCGATCTCGGCTTTCTTGTCCTTGATCGCTTCGGTCACCTTGACGCCGAGCGCCACGGTGTCGATCGTGCCGTCCTCCTTGAGAGAGACGCCTGCGATCAGCACTTCCGTGAGCTTCTTGGCTGCAGTCTCCGGAAGTTTAGACTCCTTCATCTGCTCGGCCACGAAGTCGCGGGCCTTGCCTTCCGCGATCTTACCGCGGGCTTCCTTGAGCTGCTTCTCAAGGTCCTTGACCTTGTCCTGCGCTTCTTTCAGTGCGGCCTTCTGCGATTCATTGAGGGACTCGATCTTGAGTTCCTCTGCGAGCTGCTGCTTGAGCTCGGTTACCACTTCCGGGAACTTGGTGCGGATCTCCGAAAGGGTCAGGGTTTCCTGTTTTCCATCTGCCATGGTTTTCCTCTGGTTTTTCTCCTGCGATTCCTTCAGGACCTCCGCGATCGATCGTGAGTGTCCCCCGGCGCCCGGGATGGTGACGAAGTCAACGGAATTGAACGGGCTCGGGAAGAGTTCCTCGATGATCGGACCTTTCCGACCTTCTGCCTCTCCCTGCTTTGCCGTTCCCTCGACATAATGCGAGACACCGATCTTCCCGGAGAGCCAGGTGAGGTCCTCACGGCGATCCGGTCGGACATCCGCTCGAGCGTAGATGCCTGCCCCGGTCGGGTTCTCGGGTGACTTATCCCATCCATCGGTTTCGTAATGCCCTGCCTCAGCGAGGACCGCTGCAAGAGTGTTCACTGAACGGGCGGGCTGGTCCTCTTCCTGCTGACGGGTCGGGTGGTAGAAATGCTGATGCATGCCCTTCGGGTATACGCCCGCCTCGCATGCCTTGCGGAGTTTTTCCTCCGAGTAGTAACCACTCGACCCCCACCCGGGCTGGATGATGTGAAGATCAATCAGCCCGGGTCTGGCCGCGGCTCCTGCGACTTCGCGGAACCGCATAACATCACCGGCGATAAGCGTCGGATGATCAGGGATGACGAGCACCCCCGAAAACAGTACAGAATGGCTTAATGGCTGCCATTGGTACTATTGGCTTTTTAAGGGGTTATAAAGGAGAGCCGCCGGTCGACCACCGGCGAGGGCTCCGGTCGACCAACGACGTAAAGAAAGGTGGATTAGTCTGCACCTTTTGGCGCCTGCCGATAGATCTTGTAGCACCGGCATCCGGAATCAGTTGGCGGGTCTGTATCCCCGGATGAGTACACATGCCCGAGCTCGACCCACCCCTCATCCTCGTTTGCTGCGTGTTCAGGGCGAACCTTCTCATCATGGCTCGTCATCCAGTGCTCCTGCATCTCCAGCCCTTCATCCTTGAGGGATTCGGCAAACATCCGGTTACCGGCTTCGTATGCCTGCCCCGACTCGAAGACGGCGATCCGCTGTGCCCGGGCCCGGCTCATGTCATCGAAGGTATCGGAGATCTCCTTGGCAGTCTTCTGGTATCCCTGCCCGGTCTGGATCGCACGCGAGACGATTGTCCGGATCTGGCCGGCCGTAGTGTCGTTGATGCCCTTGATATACTGGACGCTGCCCCCGGTCGACTGGAAGAATGCAACGGCCCGGGGATTGGCGAGATCCCAGAACTTCGGCGGCCCCTCTACCCATTTGCCCTGCTCGTAATGGCCGCCAGTAAATAGTTTTTGGAGTTGCTGGCCGCCTTTCAGAACTCCCTCGCCTTCGACATCAGCGATGGTCCTCTGCAGGTCATCGAATGTCTGCTGCTCGACTTTCTCCCAGAGGCGATCCCAGTCGTGCGTTGTCAGGAACTCGTTGGGGCGGACCTCTTCCCTCAGGGCACGGTATGACTCAGTAAACAGGAACTGGTAGTCCTTGAACTGATCCAGGACGACGGCTTTCTGCCTGCGGAAAAAGGCGGAGATCTTCGGCCGGTGCTTCGCGGCGATGGCATCGACCTGTGCTCTCTTCTGGGCTCCGATCGCGGCCCGGTGAAGGCGATCCGCTGCTTCCGCGAGGATCATGCTTTGGCTGCCTTCTGCTGTTTCATCATTTCCCGGACCACGGCGGTCATCTGGTTGGTGGCCTGCGTCAGGTTGTTGAGCGCGTCGTTTGCTGCGGGATCCGTGGCGATCGCTGTCTGGAGTCCTGCAACCAGTTCATCGATATCCACATCTTCCGGAACTTCGATGTCGAGCCCTTCGTAGATCGCACGGATCACATCCTCGGGTTTCATGGTCCCTGCGAGTTTGCCGGGGCTGCCGAGCGTTGCGACCTGAAGGAGTGTCTGCAGGTACGTGAGTGCATCCTGCGCACGGATGGGCGGGAACGATACTGAGAAGTCCGGATTCTTCAGGATGAACCCGAAGACTTCCTTAAAGGTCTCATTCCACATAGTCTGGCGCTCTTCGATGATAGGGAGGAAGTTGGCCGTCATCTCCTGAGCGGAGGCCCTGTTGCCGGTCTGGAGGTTGCCCGTCAGCATGTTCTCAGGGACGCCCGTGGATGTGCATACCTGGAGGAGGAGGTACCGGGAATCCTGCGGGCCTACGATCTTGTTGCTGCCGGCGTCGATCACCTTGAAATCGTTACCCTCCGTTGCTACAAGCCCATTGCCGACCTCGTCCTTGTGGTGGCCGTGTGTCTCGTGGTGGAATGCCGTTTGCAGGGCTGATACCTGCGCCTCTCCGCCCGTGGTGGTGAACATTGTCGTGTATTTCCGGATGATCTGGACGATCGCGGCGAAGTCGAGGAGGAACTGCTCATAAGCCCGGTTCCAGGGCAATGCGGAGGTGTAGGGGGAGAGCGCCCATTTCTGCTTCGCGGCCTTGCCCTCACTCATCTGGTAGACCACGATCGACGGGTCGACCGTGTACCCCGCGAGGTTCCGGGGCATGAGGGTGTTGGGGGATGTGTTGAAGATCGAGGGGTATGCAACCGTTTTCCGCTGGCCTGATGCGGTATCTGTCCAGGAGCGGGCATAATACAGGGGTGTGTCGCCGTCCTGCGGATCAAAGATCACGTCCTGGATCTCGTAAGCAGTCCAGAGCCGAACGGCGACCGGGTCCTCATCCACCCAGATTGCCAGGTAAATGTTGCCGCCTTTCTGCAGCTCGCGGTCCGCTGCTGCGATGGCCTGGGCACCGAAGATCGCATGCCGGTTGCGGAGGTCCTGGGTGATGCCGTCAATTATGGCAGTGTTGGCATCGACTTTCGACTCGATGGTGTAGGACATGCCGAACGTGTACCGGGTCTTGATGTCGACCGCGGCTTTGATGAGGGGAGAGAACTGGTACGCGTAGGACATCAGATCGTAATAGGTGATCACGTCCGAGTACTGGATAACGCGGTGGTTCCCGTATCCGCTGAGCATCTGCCACCGGGAATCGAGCGCGAGGCGATTGTTCCAGCTGCTGTCCGCATACCCTTCGGCAAGTGAGCCGCCGCTCTTGATGTTCTCGATCTCCCTGGCGAGTTTGCGGTGCTCGGAAAACAGGGACTCGTACTTCTCCCCGATCTGCCCGAGCTTTGCCTGGGCTTCTGCTGCTGTTGTGCGGGCACCCGACAGGCCGCCCCTGGTGATAGTGTCCGCGAGCCGTTCCGTGATGGGGGGCGGCATCATGCCACCTTTGCCTTCCGCAGGATCTCGCTCAGGAACTGCGAGGGCTGGAACGCGAGGACCTGCTGGTATGACTTCTTTGTCATCTTCAGGACCACCATATCGCCCTCAGGGGCATCGGTGACGGTCATGTTGATGAGGAGTCGCTGGATCACATCGGCATACGTCTCTTTCTCGCCCTTGATAGCGTCCAGGGCCGTCTTCACTTCAGTGGGGATCTTGATCTGCTGCGGTTTCTCATTCCCCTGCGGCTCGATCTTCGCCGGGTCGACCTGTTCATCTTCCTCTTTCTTTTAATCGACCGGCTCGGCGGTCTTCGGCTGTTCCTTCTTCGGTTCGGTGTTTTTCTTTCCTGACATACTTCCTCCTTAAACTTGGTAATCGTCCTCGACGCGATACACTACCTTGCCCCTAATGGGCATCCGCCCGAACGTGAGCGCGAGCGCATCCGCCCGGTCGGGGCTGGGCAATCCCCTCTTCTTCATGTCCTCTTTACTCTCGATCTGGATCTGGCCCCGGCTGTTGATCTTATACTTGATGTTCGAGAGTTGGGAGATCAGTTCTGGATCGTTCTCGATGTCGATGTCTCCCGACTCGAAACGAGAACGGAGGCCCCAATACCACTCTGCCCGGGTGTTGAGGTACACTTCCGGATCGCTGGATGCCGCCCCGCTCTGCATTTCTACAGCAGGGGCGCCCTGCTCGTGCATCCGATCATAGGTCCCTGCTCCGATCCCGACCGCGTCGATCTTCGCGGCTGTTGCTCCGGTTTCCCTGAGTGCACGAATAGCGGCACCGGCCACGGCCATCGTGCTCGACATCGGCATGACCTTGATGGTGCGGGCGA